GGTCCAGTTCACTGGTGACGAGTCTGTCGGTTCCTCTTCCAACAAGATCAAGCTCAACTTCAATCACCCATGTAAGGAGCTTGTGTGGGTTGCCCAGCCTGATGCTAACGTTGACTACTGCGCTTCTTTGGAGAGCGGTAAGGAGCTTTTCGTTGCCAAGGGTGCTCAGGCTTTCAACTACACCGACGCTATCGACGTCCTTCCTCCTTCCTTCAAGGCTTTCGGAAGCGCCGAGTCTCTTGCTTCTGTCATTAAGGACGAAGATACCAACACCGCCGGAGGTCAATCTTTCCAGCTCACCTCGCCTACCGGCGACTCTAATGACGGTGCCACCGTCTCCGATGCCGGTACCTTCGTGCTTGCCGAGACCGCCCTTGACATGCACTGCTGGGGTGAGGACCCTGTGGTTGTTGCCAAGCTTCAGCTTAACGGCCAGGACCGCTTCTCTGAGCGCGAGGGATCTTACTTCGACACCGTCCAGCCCTTCCAGCACCACTCCCGCAGCCCTGACTCCGGTATCAACGTGTACTCCTTCGCCCTTCGCCCTGAGGAGCACCAGCCTTCCGGCAGTTGCAATTTCTCCCGTATTGACAACGCTACCCTTCAGCTTGTCCTTTCCAACAACACCGTCCAGGGAACTGCTACCGCCAAGGTTCGTGTCTACGCTACCAACTACAATGTGCTCCGCGTGATGAGTGGCATGGGTGGTCTTGCCTACTCCAACTAAGCACCTAGTGTTTTACTCTTTGTTTTAGTGCTAATTATAGCATCAAAAACTTAATATCAAATATCATATTTCATAAATAATAAATTATGTACCTAACGTAATTTATTTTTTACCACCGCTTTTGTTTAGGAATTTGACTTATGAAACTAAATTATTTATCTGAATTTATTTTCTGCTCATTTTACATGGAGGAACTATATAAAAAAATATTACCTTATGATGATACCTGGTGTAATATCATGGGATTTTTTAATCCATATACTGATCCTTTCGAAATATCATTCACCAAAAGACTACCTATGTTCGATAAACGAGCATTCGAGTTGTATCCAAAATACAACTTTGTCTACGATAAGTTATGGGTAGCACAATCTCAAGATTTGGCGTGCGGTGACCCAAAAAACATTTCCCCCACTAGTAGCGTAAATTACCCTATTTTCATAAAACCTCGATGGGGACATAAAAGTGCGAGTAGTAAAAATTGTTTTAAAATCACTTCATACGAACACTTGCAGAAATACAAACACATTGATGACATGATGTGGTCAGAATATATCGAAGGGACTGAAAATATGACAGATTACGTGTTACTAAATGGAAATATTATTTACAAAATTACTTATTTATATTCTAAAGAGCAGAATGGATACACAGAAAGTTACAAGTATATTTCTCCGAATAATGAAGCACCCAAGCATATTACAGAATGGGTGAACAAATATATGGTCGGATACAGTGGGGTGGTAAATATGCAATACAGAGGTGAGTATATTATTGAGGCCGGGTTAAGACTTGCTAGAGGAGGTGCATATGTTCAGAGTATGAATAATAATGAAATAGTGGATATGATCAATACAGTCTACGATCACAACACTTATGTTCATCGAAGTAGAGAGAATTTAAATTTCACTCCGTTCTATTCATTCAAATGTTTTACTAGAATACCGATCATATATATATTTCCCCAGTATGTAGTAGATATTTTCATGAAATTATTTGGAGTAAAACCATTTTACGAATACTATTTCGAACCGAACGGGAATGATGGATGCGTATTTTTCCAATTTTTACATGAAAACAAACATATTGGTCAATTGTGCGTAACGATTTTCACATATCTTTTTATATTTGCTCAACTCTTTTTCATCATTATACTCATAATGCTTATCTATTTATTTTATGCTAACAAAAGCAGGTTCTCTGTCGTCATGTTGAACATAATGATTGTGACAACGCTTGTTTATTTGACGCAATATTTGAATCCAATTAGTGTGCATTTTAATTTATACAAAGCAAAGAAACAGAAAACGTTCTTCTAATCACTAAAATTGACATAAGAATTTACTCCATAATGAAATAAAAAAATATTTGCATAGAATAATATGTTGCAACAACAACCATGTCAAGATGAGGAATGGGGGCAATTTGTAATCATACATCCGGAAATGTATGAATACAAACAACAAGTGAAACCTTGTTTCAATAAATTCATAGTAAATCAAAAAATAGGGAGGAATTATTTAAATGAAATGGGAAGAATAGAAACCATTCCCGAACACAATCATATCAATATGAATGAAACTTTGACCGATACGATGACTTATAAACATTTACTTATGACAAATACGCCACGGTTTCTTATCTTATGTACAATTCATGCATTTAATTATATCTTGAAAATTATAAAACGGTAAAAAGAAAAATTCATCATAACACAAAAGAATTTTTTATTTGAAGGCGTATATTTCATTTCTTCAAACAGGATTTTCATCCACATGAACTATTTAATTTTACATTAGGAACAAAAGAGTCTATTCATATTCTTAGCTTCTATTTTATCAATTTCTGGCAGGAATAGTTTATCAATCATGTCACTGTTACGAAGACGAACTGTATAGGTTTGTTGCAATTTATTTCTCCCTACGCGTCCAATAGCCTGAACTAACTTTTCTTGCGTCATGTTGTCTAAATCTTTGCCAATAAATGCATGACAAAACTGATAATTGGTACCATAAATATAGTCGCCATTGGCGATAACAAGGTACAATTTCTGATTGTCAGCAAATTCCTTCACAATTTCGGTATATTCAATAGGTTGATCTTTTGAAAATAAACCAATACCCATCAACAAGAGTATTTTCCATATATCAGTTACATTGGACAACTCTATAATTCTTTGTACATCAGCGTTGGTTATGTCGGAAGTAAATACGTTATGTACAGAATCATTATACCATTTTTGTAAATGGGGTAGACTATTCGGGACATACAATTTATCAATAGTCACCTCTCTGTAAAGAGCATTTAAGTCATCTAGTCTTCTTCGTATTTCCTTTACTTCAGTAGATTGTGATTCTTTCTGTAGACGCTTCTCATTACCAGAATCAATATCCTTCTGGATAATATTCTCTAGCAACTTGTTTAACTTCAAAATTTGGTCATTAATGTTGTTATTAAATAATATATCTTGATTAATCTGATTCATTGTTTGCGATGAAAGCTTCGATTGCTGAATACAGAACTTTGCAATTTTTTCCACATCTTCGGCGATAAATATAGTAGGTCCATCGGTAAGTGTAAACGCATCACATGTAGTTATGTTCATTCCGTTACTTTGTTTTGAGAAGTATGTATTGATTGGGATCCGGGTTCTCTCCATAGATTGGAAATATTCATACGTATCTTCCCATTTAGCGGAAGGAAAGTGTTTCAGAATTTTGAAATAATAATGTTTTATACCTTCCATATCAATTTCATAAATAGAGTTGAAATATTCATCCACATCGAGTTCTTCAGGTAGTTCAATATCCAGATCTTGAATATGAACGATGAACCGACATACTTCGTGCAAATCCAAATATCGATACAATGTGGAATTTTCCGAGATGTGTTGAATACAACTCTGTAAATCAGCAAAATTTTTGTATTGCAAATGAGGCACCACCACCTCTCCATTAGCATTAGTAACACGTATACTTTTCTTACATTCCATACTGGTAATAGTATGAATAGATGGATTTTCAAATTTTGAACGAAAATCATCGACTGTAGTATGAAGTTCCTCTATGGTAGGTAGTGTCGCAGATGATAGCACAATATTTGGAATTTCATTTTCCCGCCAAATATCGGTGATGTATGAATGACATTCATGATGCTCATAATCGAGGGTAATTGTTGGCTCATCCCAGAAAACCAATAAATCCTTATTTGTTTGCGATAATTCCTCGTTAAATGAACACATGTATCTCATCGCACACAAATACGATTTTATATCACATATCATGATTTCTACGTTGACACCATCGCTATTATCTACTTTTTGAATACCCCCACTTCTTCTATTACGTTGATATGTTTTTGCTGCGAAATAATGTAACCGTATGTCATCTGCCGTTTCACATCCGAATGCAAAAGCTATTTTTTTCCCAACTGAAATAGAAGACTTTGCCAAAGCCACGCCTACATGCCTCGCTGCACAAACAAATATTACACGATATTGTTGGGATAATGCAATAGGTGTCAATGTTTTACCCGTTGCGGTAGGAGCCGTATACATGACTAGTTTCGAGCTTTCTGCATGAATACCATCCTTGTTAAAGATTTGCATAATCTCTTTTTGATGAGCATATAATTTGTTGGGTGCATATTTGAGCAAATATTCATTGCATTCAATGTACTCTTTTCCCTTGGCAATGATAGCCAGTAGTTCAATATCCTCTATATAGAGGGAAAGAATATGCTTTACAAATTCCATAAATTTACTATTCACAGTGTATAGATCATACTTGAAGAGCCTAGCAAGCGTATAATAATGTACACACCATTTATGATTGTCTGTATACTTGTATTTCAGTAGCTTGCCCACGATTTCTAAAAGAGCGAATTCATAAATTT